ATAAATGGTAGCCCCAGGATAGAACGAAACGTTCCAACCTTGGTTAACTGGCAAAGCAGGATCAACCGTATTACCAGCAATACCAGACGCCTTTACACCAGTAAAAGTCAGGTTCTTCAGGTATGAACCACTATTAACCCTGAACAAAGAGTTGGTTTCAGTAGCAACAGTTGGATGAATAATACAACTACGTAAAGCTGCACCAACAATTGAAACATTAGCTTTTTGAATATCAATTGGAGCAATTTCCTGGTAGGTACCAGGTGCTACAACGACAACACTTCCATCACCGTAGGCAGCATCTGCATTGATTTGGTTAATGGCTGCTTTAATGGTCTGTTTAGGACCGCTAATGCGGTGACCATCATTAGCATCGTTACCGTTAACACTATCCACATAGACAACCTTAGGTAGGTTAGTAAAGGTACCACCAGATGCAATACCAATCCAACTCGAACCATTCCAAATAGAAAGCGTCAGGTCTTCATCATTTTGCAACCAAGTTTTACCTACCGGCCAATTGGATCCACTCGGAGTACCAACTTGAACAAGCGTATCAAACCGCTGTAAAGCAGCATAAGTTGTAGGAATACGATTATCACTATCCCAAGAAGGAGACCCAGCAACTTCTTCAGTATAAGTAAGAATGTCTTCATTCTTGATACGATCAAGGTCTACAGAATTAGCACCAATTCCTACAACAATTTGACCACCAGCAGGGCTGTTATCTGTAATAGTGATACCATCAGAAGCACCAATATCAACAGTCAATGCACTATCAATTTTACTGTCAATACGTTGATCAATAGATTGAGTAGTGGCAATTTTACTGTTGTTACTTACCCAAGTGTCAGAAGAGTAAAGAGTTTCATCAAAGTTATTCCAGTAGTAATTCTCAAGAAATTCATAGATTTCATCAGGAACATCTTGACAATTAGCTTCTTGAATTGCATACCGAAGTTGTTCAAAGTTCTTGTTAAGATCATCTGAACGGATGGCAGAGCCAGGATTAAACAAAGCACGAATATCATCGATATTAGTGACACGTCTAATCCTGACATTATCTACACTAGGTTCACCGGGATCTACAGGAACAGCAGGAGCGGGCGGTGCTGTGCTGGTAAACTCAACAATAGTCGGGTTAGCATCTGTAATCTGCCAGGGATATGTTGCGTCAGACTGTGCTATTTCGTCCCATTCTTTAGTTGTAGCGTTCCACAAGGAAACTTTAATTTCAGATTTAAAAATATAAGGGAAGTCAAAAGAGAACTGAGTCTTCGATGCATTTCCCGCTTGAATTGTTTGTACGTCAGCACATGACATGGTTGTTAATTACCTACGAATGTTAAGGAGTTCACCAGAAATATTAGCTTCTGAAGTTAGATCTTTTTCAGAAATCCGTTGATCAATACCAATAATAAGTTCTGCATTCAAACCTTGATATGCAAAATCTTCAGCAGCTCGTTTAGAATCAGACAACCTTACTTGAAGATCATGCCATTTTTCCAAAGAAGCTTGATCAGATTTAATACCTTGGCGGCGCATTTCTCTCAGCTTGGAAATACTCTTCCAATCACCAGCATCCCGCATAATCTCTTGAATTGAAGCTTTGAAATAACCTTGCTCACCCATTACACGGAATAGTTCAGAGCGTTCAGTAGCAGTAAGAGGTACACCTCTACGCTTCTTAAACGTAGTGTTAAGATCAAACTCCATATCTTCCAAGAACTTCTCCTCAGGAGACTGTTCAGCGTGAATCTTGATGGGGCTGTATGCATTCCAGACACGTTGAAGGAAGCTATAACCATTAGCCTTTTCACCAGTCACAGGACTGTATACATAAGGTTGACGATTACTTGAATCCATCATACTAGAGGCAAACCTGTTACGATTCTCTAGTTGACTAAAGAAGTCCATTTCAACTTCTTTCAAACCTTCAGAGAAGATTCGGCTCCATTCCCCACGTTGACCTGCAAGTGGACCAAGACTGTTGACAAAGCCTGCACTCCATCGTTGGATAGCTCCCTCATTACCTTGAAGGATATCCATCAACGGTTTAATACTAGACAAACCAGTACGATCAGTGACAGAAGCACTAAGAATAAACATAGCTTTACTGAGATACTTTTCAGTCCAAGACTCTCCAAGCATATCAAAGTTATCTGCTACGTTAGCAACAAAGGCCATCCAATCAGCAAGAGGACCAAGGGATTCATAAGAGTACCACTTACCATCTGCACCTTGAATAGTACGTTTTTCCCAGTTAGAGTTCTTTTCACGTGAACGTTGAGCTTCTTTATCATAAAGACCATCACCACGGATCCGATCATTTATAACAAGATTGATAGCACCAGTAACAGCAAGAGCACCAATGGCTTTACGACCACGGGTCATATACTTAAGATCTGCAATCCGGTTCTGCTTAGCAATACTATCCATTCCATCTGGATTAATATTACGAGCACGTAGCAGTTCATCAACACGCTCTTCGTTACTAAGAAGGTCTTCGAGTTTAACGTAAGCTAATTCGTTAACATCACGTTGGAACGGCTGCCACGGACCATACTTACCTCCCATTTCAATAAGGTTCATACCAGTGGTAGGGAACATCAAAAAGGGACGCAAACCAGGAACTGTTTTAACCAAATCAGAAACACCTTGAGCCAACGGAGAATCCAAGTTAAGAGCCATCTCACTTGTGGCATACTTAACTGCTTCGTCTTGAAGCATTCCCGTGTCATCAAACATTTGCTTATAGTATTTATCAGCAATCGGTTTGACAGTTTCTTTTGTAATCGGTTGATTAGATGACATCAGTTCATCCATAGCACGGAATCTGGACTCAGCAGCTGCATTAAATACACCAGTAAATCCATCCAATGCCGTCATAGCATTTGTACCAAATCTCAATACTGGATCTTTACTAAGATCATTTAGCATTTCAATTTGATTAACAAGATACTGCAAACCATCATTACCTTCAGCCATTTGAACACGAGCGGCTTGCTTCAAGAAATCCAACTCACGTTCGGATTGAAGAAGTAAATCAAGACGAGTACCAGAGCGAACTGATTCAGGTTCCTTAGCTGCCTTCATAAAAAGATTACCAGCATAAGGTAAAGCCCGCTGTAAAGTTTCTCCAACAGAGCTATAAGCAACCCAACCACGGTGCAATGCTTTCATAGGTTCACCACCTAATGCAGCACCTGCAAAATAACTAACAGGTTGAGAAATAATACCACCAAAGTTACCTACAAGGGCTTGAATAGGTGTACCAAATGCAGACAACATCGAGTTGTACACATTAGACCACACACCAGCAACCAACTTATTCTCTACTTCTGGATTAAGGTTGATAATACCTTTACCCAGATCAACAGTCATTTCATCAATGTACTTATTCATCTTAACAATGGTATCAATTTTACCATCAGTAAGTTCATAAGCCATCAAAAACTGATCCATCAATTGAGGTTGATTAGCTGCAATCTGCCTCATAGTACCAGCAAACCGTTGAGAATCTGTAAAGATCTTCTGTGCTACATCACCAGCGCCCTCAACTGTTGCTTGGTTATAACCTTGAATATTTTGGAAACCGTTTTTAATCTGTTGAATAAGATTTACTTTACGGTTTTTATAGTATTTAGCAGAACCAGAAAGTTGAGTAACATATTGCATCAAGTCAATGATTTTCTCTTGTGCAGCTTCAACAGCAGCTGTGCCTTCCATCATCCTTGCACCCTCAGAAAGGTCTGCAATACGTCCAGAAAGGGAACCAGCAAGCAAGGATTGAGCCCTTGCTACATCCATATTAGTTAGATCACTACCAAAGCCTCTGAGAGCACTGGTAGCTGTAGCAAAGCCTTCTTCTGCCAGAACCTCTTTACCAGCAGCATCACGAGTCATGTACGGTTCAAGAATCTGACGAATATCTGCTTTACTCATACGAGGATCAAACAATTGAATTGCTAGGTCTTCGTTAGCATCTAATACATCCTTAAAATTAACCTTCCAACCTGCACCTTCCATGCCAATAGGACCAGCTTGCTTAAGTTGATCGGCAAGTCCCAATACAATATCTTGAGCGTTGTCTCCGTTCTTCAGTGCAAATTTAAGGGCAGGTTCAGAAATCATATTACCTAGACGCCCATAAACTGTATCTAGGTTTTTAGCAATACGTGCTTGATCGATTGCAGCGCCAACGACCCCAAAGTCATCAACAGTTCTGACACCTAATTCAGTATAATCAAATACATCATGAACCCCTCTAAGAGGGACATCCATATTAGGATTCTCAGCTAGGTTATAATAACCCAATTCATCCAAAGCTTGTTCCTGTTTAATAGCAGATGAAAGCACTGCATCCTCAGGATCATCAAAGCGCATTGATGGTGAGTTTTCTTTTAGCCACTTTTGAGCTTGAGGTGTTTCACCCACAAGACGGTTGGATTTACGAAGAGCACTAGATGCATTTGCCAAAGAAGCAGCAAATTTATAAGTACCTTGGGCAAGACCAATAAAAGTCCCCATCCCAAGATCTTCATAAATATTCTTCATCCGTTTGGTATCTACATCATCATCCTTCATTGTTGCTAGACTATTGGGAATCCAGTCAAACATTTTAGGAAATGATTGTTTCAACTGCCCAGTGACGTTTTCCCCTTCGTACTCACTACTTACAGCACCAACTGCAAGACCAGCTAACGATTCAACGCCTAGACTCCCAGCCCATTTGACAAAGGCATTCTCACCTAAAGACCACCCAACTCGTGATTGAGCAGCCATGCCACCTTTAAGGCCAAGTCTGCTAAGACCAAGCGTAGGAAGTACAACGGAAGAAATTTCTCTAAGGGCTTGAAGATGTTCAGTTTGAAACTTAGGAAGTTTTTTAAATTTCTGTCCAGTAATCTTGTTGATAACATCAACACCAAAGTCAATTGCTCCCATTACAGGAGCACTACCGCCTTCGACAACTTGCCTTGCATAGTCCCCAATATCATAACCAGGGTCCCAAGGGAACTGTTGTTCTTTTTGCATCCCTGCCGTAGCGGGTTGCATTTGTTGAGCTTGTCCAGGTTGTCCTCCCGTAGGAGTAGTCTGACCAGATTCAGCGATACGAGCTTGAGCAATTTTAGCTTGTTGAGCCTGCCGCTCAAGCTCGATTTCAGCTTGAAACTCTTCGTTGAGTTTCATTTCACCTGGATCGACCCTAAACATCTCTGTAGGATCGTATGGCATAATTAATTAATTACGTAGTAAAGATTAGATTTACCGTATTTTTGTTCGTATTCTTGGGGTGTACCAATCCAATCAAATTTAGCTCTTGTGGAGCTGTTGCTAATAATTGTACCGTCTGACCGTACAATACCCATATGAGGATATGGTGCAGTAGGGTGATTATCTTGCATAATAGCAATGGCACCGGGAACAGGTCCACTGACTCTACGCCCAACTTTATCTAGAACCTTTTTCACATCAGGTACATAGACACTATTTCCCCAAGGCACATTCATCCCTGCTGCTCTCATAACTTTATTGACTGCCCAAACACAAGCAGTGTTTCCAGCCTCAGGCCCATCACTTGTATCCATGCCAACATAGCTATTAGCACTGGATGTAAGTTTAAGAGAGTTATGACCAGTCCTCATAAGATTAGGATTGTTCAGAGAACTGTTATCTCCATACTTATACATAACCTTGGCAAACTTTTTACCGTGATTCAACATCTCAGTTTTGATAGGACCATCAGGAAGTTGACCCCTGAGGTACGCCTCAAAGTTACCAGGTCCTGCATTATAAGCCATAGCAGCATGAACAGGATCCTTATACTTTGCTAAAAGCCCAGAGTAGTAAGTTGCTCCATATCGAATGTTAGCTGCAGGGTTTTTCCAATCACTACCTTGGAAGAACGAAGGATGTGCTTGACGGTTAATCTGCATCACACCAAAAGAAGATCCGTTATAACTAACGTTATCTGGTTTAAACCCGCTTTCAATTTCAGCCAAAGCTGCAATATAGCTGGGATTAACACCAGCTGCTTGAGAAGCTTGTTGAATAACAGGACCCAAGTTATTAGGAATAATTGCAGCATTAAAAGCGTTAGCGGAACCTAAACCTCTAATAGACCTATTGATGCTAGGTGATTTATAAAGAAGTTTCTTAAAGGCAGGGCTGATAGATTGAGAAGTAGTAGCCATAGATGGAGGTGGAGCCAACGGTTGCATACCTTGAGCAGCCAGTTGACGATTAATAATAACCATTGGATCCAATCCATTAGACATACCAGCAACAGCTAGTACATTCTGAGGAACAGTAAAACCAGGTTTACCATAATTAAGAGTAACCTGTTCTGCTTCTTCTGCAGTAAGGATAGATCCCTTAGTATTGATAACTTTCTCTAGACCGTTGGTTTTAATAGTCCACTTTAATCCTTCATAACGGCGAGCAGCTTGTGCTTGAGCAGAAAGCATACCTTTATTAAGATTAGGGAAACTAGGACCTTCCCCAGGTGCGTCAGATTTACGGAACCACTTGCTGTTAGGATCTCGTGCTCCTGCTTTAACTTCTTGATCCAATTGCTGACCAATAGTAGTAGCAGCTTGATTGAAATCCATACCGCCGCTAACAGCTTTATCTACTCGTTTGCGGAACTCAGACTGCATCATAGTCTGCAAGAATACACTAGCAGGTGTGTTCGGTTTGTTAGTACCGTAAGCAGTAACACCGTTAGCAGTTGTCTTAAAAGATTCGACTGTTTCTTTATAAAGACCAGAGTTATACCGACGTTCTTGTTCAATGAATCTTTGCCGTATTTCTCTACCAGTATCAGCATCCAAAGCTTCAGCGGCTTCTACAGCTTCCAACGTAACAAATCCGTTAGGAATAGCGAGTAGCTGTTTTGCTTGCTTAACTTTGTCAATAGCTTCAGTAGTGTAACTAGCTTGAAATTTAAGAACTTCACCAGGAACTTTACCGTAAGTAGTACGGAAAAATTCAACGGCTGCATCAGCATTACCTTGACTTGGGTCCTGAGTAAGTCCAGTTACAATACGTTTTACATCTGTTTGATAACCTATTTCATCAACAGCAAATTCGCGTTGAACCCGTTTCATCTCATCGTTAACTCTAGCCTCTTTCATTTGCTGCCAACGAAGTGGAAACTCCTCAGCAAAAGACTTACCGTCAGGTTTAAGGACGACTCTACCCAGTTGTTCAACAGGGAACTGATATCCTGAGTCATCAACATTTCTAACAGTTATTAGAGTTTGGAACCAATCAATAGCCCCGGAATTTCCAATATAAGGTATATCTCTTAGAGTTGTAAAAGCTGGTCCAATAAGTTGATCAAATTGAGCTGGATTATTAATAATACTTGCAGTAGTTGATTCATACTGCCGACTATAACTTTCTTTGATTTCAGCCTGACTTGCTGCTCTTACCAAACTATTCTGGTAATTAACAGCAGCTTGTAAACCAGTTCTGACAGCTCTTGGATTTAATGTTAACTTTTTCTTTTCAACAAATTCATTAAGAACAGCCTGCCCAACCGCCTGCATCAGCCGGGGATTAGACCGGGCTGCAGACATGTTAAAGATTTGATCATTAAACTTAATTTGTAGGTTACTGTTTAAAACAGAATCTAGTACAGCAGGATACTGGTTTTCCAACATCCAGTTAGCACTACTGGTATTCTTAATGTAAGTTTGAGCAGGATTAGCTTCCCGTCCCCGTGCAATAGAGTTCGGGTCACCGTTGTTAGCTTCTTGTACTCTTAGTTCTTGCTTGTAAGTTTCATCAAGTGGACCAATTAGTCCACCCTCTGCATCAAGAAAAAGGGCTCGTTTTGTAGGATCATCTGTACCTGTAGCAACTTGCATACGGTCCAGATCTTCTTTTCTTTTCTCTTCAGCAAGTTCCCGCTCGGCTACAATCTGTGCAGCGGTTTTACTGAAACTAGCTAATCCACCAAAGATTTGACCAATCTCTTGCTGTTTAATGTCAGCTTGAGTCTGTTGAGTTTTAGCGTTTAATTGCTGTTGAATAAGATTAGCTTGAAGATTCTGCTGTTGAATCGCAAAATTACGTTGCTCTGCTTGATCAGCATAAGCAGCATCCTCTTTCATTGTTTGAAGAACGTCCCGATTCTGCTGCATTTCAGCTTGACGGTTACGTTCCATATTAGCAATCCGACGATTGCTTTCTTCTTGCATCCGGCTGATTTCTTGCCTACTCAATTGAATAGGTCTGAAACCACCTTGAGGTGAAGAAGGTTGATGTTTTAGACGTGCCATAATTACTTACCCCAATCAACTCCTTTCAAAGACCCAGCGGCACCTGCAATACTAGACACAATTGGACCCCAAACACTCTGTTGAATAGGAGCTGCTACAGCCCCAGGAATAGCTTCCATAGGTTCGATAAAGATACGCTCAGGTGGTTTAATGGGGGCAGGTGAATAAGCAAGACGTTCAGGTCGAATCATAGTTTGTGAAACAGCACTGAGATTAGCACCGTATTGACGCAAAGCAATATCCCTACGGTTATTCATGGATTGCGCTACCGCACTTGCTATATCAGCATCAAGTACCCGCATGTTAAACTCAGTATCACGTACAGCATTAGCCATTGCAACTTCAGAACGAGTACGTTGAACAGAAATTTGTTTTTCAGCCAGCTTACTTTGAGATTCAAGTTCAAGTACTTGAAGAGCAGCTTGCCTCGTCTTACCAGACAATGAAGATTCCAACTGAGACATACCACGATAGAACTCAGCCAAAGTTGTTTGCTGAGCACGTCCTCTAGACTTTCCAGCTTGACCTAAAGCAGCTTGACCTTGTTTACGCAAGGAATCGACCATTGCACTTTCTTTTTGAAAGGTAGCTTCACGGACGGATTCTCTAAGCGTTTCTCGAATAGAAAGTTTACCAATCTTTTCTTTTTCAAT